CCGTGCTCTTCTAATGCTCTATCACTTAGGTCTCCTTTGTATTTAGACTCACCAAGATAATCTTTTGCAAGAGAATCTAAACTATAACGTAATCTGTTTTCATCTATGATAGAAGCTGCAATCATAGTATCATATACAGGACCTTTTAACATCATTCCTGTTGCAGCTCTTATCCAGCATACATCGTACATTGCATTGTGAAACACTTTTGTAACTTTTTCGTTTTGAAAAATCTTTCTATTTAAACTTCTCCAAACAAGACTAGGAGCTAGATTGGATGTAGAACCTTTGTGTGCTATGGGAAAATAAAATCTTTCATCGCCATAGGCCAAAGCAATACCACATACCTTACCTTTACCAACTATGGCCCCTGATCCGTGGGTCTTGAGGTCTGGATCGTGCGTCTCTAAGTCAACAGCAACAACCTCACCATCTTCTATCTTCACCTCTGACAACTCTGGTGCTATCATTTTTTATCTTTTAGTTTTTTAATTTCCAACTCGCAATAGTGTATAATTTTTTCTAGGTCTTGTATACCGTTTTTCAACTTGTACCTGCATACGTATTTTATCACGTTGCCTTGAAAAAACGAAAGATCATTTTTTGATATAAATTCATACGGCTGAATAACCATGTCTTTATAGTGTTTGCCACCAACCTGACGACCTTGTGGAAATGCTTCTTTAAATATATCTTTATGCGTCATATGCCCTCCTATTTAATGTTATGTTTGTTCTACTTTTTATTGTCCAAAGAGTTTTCTTTGCCCTAGAGCACGCCACAAAAGCCATACGTCTTTTTACAAAGTCCTCTTCTTCATTTGTTAACGTCATGTCTAGCACAACGTTGTCAAATTCTTTACCTTTTATCGTGTGAATATTTTCTAAAAATATTCTTTTATCTTCTAAATCCCTGTTATTGTTAACAATTTTTCGTATGTAGTTTGACTCTATTACAGAATTAATTTTATTAATTAATTGAAAATCATTTACGTTCATAACACCCGGCACTAAATATTTTTGTTCTACTAACCATTTTTTATTATAACTACCTCTATCTACATCCTCTATATTTTTATCTGATGCTAAATATTCCGGGTTTACACTCTTCAACATTGTTTTTACTTTTGCTAAAGAAACATTCTCCCCTCTTGACAATTCTAAAAATGATCTTTGATTTTTTATTTCAATCGTCGGATACTTAAATTTAAGTTTTGCATTTTTTGGTATCTTGATCGGCATACCTATTTCTTTTAAATAAGATATCATAGTAGAGGGTTCATTGCCTCTGTATGTAAATATAAAATTTTCTTTCGTATTTAATATTCTATTTTCTAATTCTAACGCAAAAGGGTCTTGCTTCAAATCAGACATTTCAAATATTTCACCTTCTACAATCTGACCCTCTTTTGTTTCTCTTGGTTTCCAGGTTCTAGAATAACCATAATGATTCCAAATGGGTCTAATAATTTCTTTACAATACTCGTTGACTATTCTTGGACACCTATGACCTTGCTCTAATTCGATTTCAGGTTTTGCAAACTCCTTGTGAAAAGAATCTGGATCTGCACCAGCAAACTCAAATATAGATTGGTCCGGGTCTCCTGCTTTGTAAAAGTAATCTACATTCTTCGACATAACTGCTTCTGCTTTTCTTTGTATAACACTAGAGTCTTGTGCCTCATCAACTATTAATATCTTTATGTTTTTACAGACGTCCTCTGAAGTTTCTTCATTGTCTGAAAATTTCTGCACCATGTCTTGAAAATCAAGTATTATTCTTGCTCTGTCATTTATTTTTTCATTAGTTTTAAATGCTATGTATTTCTTTTCTAACTCGATAAGTTCTTCAGGTTCGTATTTATATTCTTCTTTTTCTTTGTATGTTAGACTTCTATAGTAATCTAAAAAACTTTTACCGTTGTCTCTTGCCATGCTCATAAATTTAAAGAAAGGGTGTTTTTTAAATAATAGATCTACACTTTGAAAATTTTTACCATAAGTATGTTTGTTAAAAAGTTCATGTATGTTTATTAATATTTCATAGTCTTCTATTAAAAAAGATTGTCCGACAACTCTATCTTTACAGAACTTATGTATTGTGCTTACGTTTTCTTTTAATGTCTCTTTTGATTGTTTTATTAATCTAAAAATTTCTTTCCCTGTTCTTTCTTGATATTCTTGTATGCTATCATCAGAATATATTTTATCTCTGATATGATCAGCAGCGGTATTAGTATGAGATATAACTATTATATCAGTAGGGGAGTATTTACTATCTACTATATGATCATAGTATATTTGTACTAGTTTTGTAGTTTTACCTGTACCTGGAGGTCCTGCTATTCTAATTTTCTGGGTCATATTCTAATTGGTCCTTTTTTGAATCTGTTATTTGCACCACGTACTCATTTGTGTCCGCTTCAAATCTCCATGTCGGACATGATTTATCTTTTTTTAATACTTCGTCGTAAACTGTGCCGTTTACTTTTCTTGCACTTAAAACCTCTTTTAATTTAAAAGTTAATTTATTTACCGGAATATTTACATTCTTTGCTTTTAAATAATTCATAAGATTAGGTAGTCTAAAATCTAATTCTCTAGTTTCTTTATTTACGTAACAACCCTGATTAAACAAAGCAGATTTGTGATAACTTACAGTAGTCTTTCTTATAAAATTATATATCAAAGCTTTAAATTCAAAATCTTCTGATGCCTCCTCATCTGCAGCTTCATATAACATAGCTTCTAATCTTTGATACTGCATTCCCTGAAATTCTTTTTGTTTCATATCCAACACAGACGGGTGTGGAAAATATCCTTGGTTAGCTAGTTTCCTTATCCATTTTTGTTTATCTATTATATCTTCTCCCTGCATTTCTATTTTTATTCTTTTGTAACCATCTCCATTATCATTCTTCACATCAACACTTTCAAAAAATATTGGAGGCTTACTCAAATATTGAGTTATGTTTCCTAAAGCTTGTGTTGCTTTTACTAATTGTTCTGCCTCTAGTGGAGTTATTCCGCAAGTATGCCTAGTGCAAGCAGAGGCATCACAGTATTTTTTTATGGTTGGTTTTTTACAAAGGTAATTGTATTCTCTGTCTTCTGATTTAAATATTGTTTGTTCTATTTCTTTCTCATCTAAAGGCTCTTCTAAAAATTTTTTGTTAAAATGTTTTAATAAACTTTTAGAATTAAGGTTGGAGAACTCTGGTATTTTCTTCACACCTTTTTCCATGGCGCGATTAGACCAGGTAAATTTATGTAGTAAGAAATCATTCCTGTTTATATTGCTAGGGATCTTGTTATTATTTTCTGCTAGACAATTTTTTACACAAGGTAAAAAGAAATCTTCTAATTTTTTTTCTTTTGGTTTTTTTATACTTTGTTTTACTTCCTCTACAAGATACTCTGTTAAATCTTCTTGAACGTACATGTCATACATTTCAAAGAATTCTTCGATGGTCGCACCATCAAAGTCGTCTTTGTAAGCGTACGTTGAACCCTCCTCCTGGTTATAGTATGGCATATTCAACCAAGATCCAAAGTCTCCTTCACCTAAACTTGTTTGCATCGGATACACTCTATCTAGTTTATCTGCGAGACCTAACTTACCCGCAAACTTATGCATTACTATTTGTACATCTTTTGCAAAATAAAAATCTTTCATAAACATATATACGTGAGCCCTACCACTTTTTGATCTAAACATTATTAGTGGCAGTTTTAATTTTCTAATTTTTTGAAGTAATTCTTCGTAATCGTAATTATTGTCGTCTATATCTATGGCACCCCACTTGCAGGTTCCATCTCTTCTTAATGGGAATATACCTAAATTGGGCCCAATACCTTTTAAGTGATTTTGCCAAAGTTCTTTCGTTACGGGTTTTTTATCAACCCAAGGTTTGCCTTCAACTTTTATGGATAGTCTATTGTTTTCTTTCTTAAACTGACCGTAAGCAGAATCTAAGCCTTCAAATATATTTATAAATTTCTCTAACATACGTAACATGGGCGTCTCCACTCTCGCTTAGACGCCCAAGACCTAGGATATTATAAATCTATCGAAGTTTTTTTAGCTTCTTGATTTTCTGGTTTAGCTTCTACCTCACCTTTACCCACGCTGATCGCAAATGATTTAGCCATCTCGTAAGAAGACTTATCATTTACAGGACCAACTTTAGATACATCCCAACCAAACCATGTTCCTTTGTCATTAGACATCTGAACGGTTGATAGCTTGTAAATGTGGCTGTAAGTAGGCGGAGTAAACAAACCATTCTTACCCTGTAATTTAATCCCCATCATCATAGAGTTCCATTTTCTACTAACTTTTAGTTGAGTAGATTTCATAGAAATCAATGCTGTTGCTGGATTCTTACCAAGAACCAATACAAAGTGATTAGCGGTGTTATCAAGATAGTTACCGTTTGGTAGTCTATCTTTATAATCTTTACCTCTAGTCGTTTGACTAATGATATCACTATCTGCGTCGTGAATTGCAACAGGTGCACCACTACTTGTGCCTCTGTCCTGCCATTCAATGTATTGTCTTTTGTAATGACATGGTATGACATCAATTGTATCATACAAGTCATTGGTCACAGTGTTTATGATTTTGCCTGGTTCTGCGCCTTCGACATATTTACCATCACGTTTGTTTACCTCCGGTGATAGTTGGCCCAAAATTTTTAAGAAAGGCAACGCAAGATCTTCTTGCGATATATTTTGAGCGCCTTGGTTTGCATCTGCTTCGAATAAATTTGCCTGCAGTGCTCCTTCTTTTTTTTCTGCTACTTGGTTCATGTTACTTGTTCCTTTTTATTGTAGTTTTATTCTCCGAGAATACCCCGAAGATTTCCGTTGGCATGTCT